TCAAGTATCGATTATGTAAACAACTCTAACCTTGTAGAAGAGACTATCGACATGGTACAATTCTCAAGAGCAGATTCAGTTTATATTGCGACTACTCCTGACTATAACATGTATACTCCTGATGCAACTAATCCTTTAGATATCATTTACTCTCAAGAAGCAGTTGATAACTTGGATAACACAGGAATTGATTCAAATTACACTGCAACTTACTATCCTTGGATTCTTACAAGAGATACTGTTAATAATACACAAATTTACTTACCTGCAACAGGTGAAGTTTGTAGAAACTTAGCATTGACAGATAACATCGCATTCCCTTGGTTCGCATCAGCGGGTTACACAAGAGGTCTTGTAAATTCAATCAAGGCGAGAGTTAAGTTGACTCAAGAAGATAGAGACACACTTTATCAAGGTAGAATTAACCCTATCGCAACTTTCTCTGATGTGGGAACAGTAATTTGGGGTAACAAAACTTTACAAGTTGCTGACACCGCACTTAACAGATTGAACGTAAGAAGATTGTTACTTCAAGCAAGAAAGTTAATTTCAGCAGTAGCGGTAAGATTGTTGTTCGAACAAAACGACCAAATCGTTAGACAACAATTCTTAGATAGTGTTAACCCTATCTTAGATTCAATAAGGAGAGATAGAGGTCTTTATGACTTTAGAGTAACAGTTTCTTCTACACCTGAAGACTTAGATAGAAATACATTAACAGGTAAGATATACTTAAAACCAACGAAGGCACTGGAATTCATCGATATCGAATTCTTCATCACTCCAACAGGAGCTTCGTTCGAAAATATCTAATAACAAATTATGGGGGGATAATATCCCCCCTTTAGCCAAATGAGAAAAGAGTTTACAGAAGGATTCAAAAGTGAAGGGGCACCGGATCTAAAGTATTATGCGTTCGATTGGGACGATAATATAGTTCATATGCCAACAAAAATTTTGGTCAAAGATGAAGATGGTAATGAGATTGGCATGTCTACTGATGATTTTGCCGAGTTCAGACACAAGATTGGTAACGAAACATTCTCATATAAAGGTAATACTATTGTAGGGTATGCCGACTCACCATTTAGAAATTTTAGAACTGAGGGAGACAAAGATTTTTTGGTGGACTCTTTAAGGGCAAAAAAAGGACCGGCGTTCGATGATTTTAGAGAAGCAATAAATAATGGTTCAATATTTGCGATAATAACTGCGAGAGGTCATAATCCAAACACTATAAAAGAAGCAATTTATAACTATATTATAGAAGGTTTCAACGGGATAGATAAAGATGAGTTAATAAAAAATCTAAAAAAATATAGGTCTTTTGTGGGTGAAGATGAAATGACGGATGAGGAACTTATTAAATCTTATTTAGAACTTAATAAGTATCATCCGGTATCTTTTGGAGACGACAAAGGGGCTGTTAATCCTGAAGAAGCCAAAGTCGAAGCGATGGAAGATTTTGTTAGTTATATTAAAGGAATGGCAGCAGTACTTAATAAAAAAGCATTCTTAAAAAAGGATATTGCTAATAAATTTAATCCAGAAAAATTATCAATAGGATTTAGTGACGATGATCCAAAAAATATAGAAGTAATGCAAAAGCATTTCAAAAATAAACCAGATAATATTGTTAAAACTTATTCTACTGCTGGAGGCTATAAGAAAGAAGTAAATTAAGAATACGGATCTCAAAAAAAAAGTAAATAGAAAAATTTTTGAGTACGGATATATTTATCTATAAAATAACAGAAACAAAAAAAAATTAAAAACACATGGCTGATTTATTAATGAAAATGCCGATTCCTTACGAACCAAAACGACAGAATCGTTTTATCTTAAGGTTTCCATCATCACTTGGTATAAATGAGTGGTTTGTTGAATCTGCAGCAAGACCATCAATTAAAATAGGATCTACAGAAATCCAATTCCTAAATACATCAACATACGTTGCGGGACGATTCAATTGGGATCCGATTAGTGTGAAATTTAGAGACCCAATTGGTCCATCAGCGGCACAGGCTCTTATGGAGTGGGTTCGTTTACACGCTGAATCTGTAACAGGTCGTATGGGATATGCTGCAGGTTATAAGAAAGACATCGACCTCGAAATGTTAGACCCAACCGGAGTTGTTGTGGAAAAGTGGATTCTTTATGGAACATTCTTAACAGATGTTAACTTTGGTTCATTAGGATATAGCACAGACGGATTAGCAGAAATTACTGCTAGTTTGAGAATGGACAGATGTGTGTTAGTCTACTAATTTATCAAGATACTATTTATTAAAAATAAAACACTTTTATATTTAACCGTAAAGCAATAAACTTTACGGTTAAATTTTTATATGGATAATCAATCAAGAGATTACGGTCAAAACAACTTTTCGTTACCTCACGATGTTGTACCTTTACCTTCACAAGGTGTATTCTACAAGAATAAGAAAAAATCAATTAAAGTCGGATATCTCACAGCAAACGACGAAAACATTTTGATGGGTGGTGGGAATGACATGACTCAAACTTTATTGAGGTCAAAAATATATGAACCAGATGTACGTATCGAAGATTTGTTAGAAGGGGATATTGAATCTATTCTAATTTTTCTTAGAAACACTGCGTTCGGTCCTGAGATGGAATTGAATTTGGTGGACCCAATTACCAAAAAACCATTTAAGGGAACGGTTAGGTTAGACGAATTAAATGTAAATAAGGGTCAACTCCCTTCTGAAGATGGAACATTTATAACTATGTTACCAAAATCACAAACAACTGTGAAATTGAAACCAATGACTTATGGTGAAATCATGGAGGTTCAAAAAATGGTGGAGTCTTATCCACAAGGAAGAACCGCACCGAAAGTAACATGGAGATTGAACAAACAAATCATAGAAATTAATGGAGTCCAGGATAGGTCTGAAATTTCTAAATTTATTGACCAAATGCCAATCGCAGATTCAAAATACATTAGAAAGTTCATGGATGATAATGAACCTAGATTAGACTTAACGAGAACAGTAATAGCCCCATCAGGAGAGAAACTAACAGTCAATGTTGGGTTTGGGGTGGACTTTTTTCGCCCTTTCTTCTGATTATAGAAAGGGACAAATAGATGAATTTTACTATCTGAAAACACTTTTAGGCATTTCATATTCTGATTTTTTAATAATGCCATTGTTTGTTAGAAAGTATCTTTTGGATAAATGGGTTGAATTAAATAGAAAGGACTGATTTTTCAGTCCTTTTATATTTATAGATATAACACAATATTATGTTTCAAGGAGCACCAGCATCAGGTACAGGTACAACACCAGAAAGTTTTACATATGGAGGGGGAGGTAAACTCGACCCAAGAGATATAGATTTTGTCAAATCTCAAACAGCCTTATCAGAATATAGTAATAGAGTACTAAAAACATTTACTCAAACAAGGGAGAGGATTTATGAGATACAAACTGCTATCGCAGATGCAGTACCTGGTGTTAATAAATTGGGTGGAGAAATTAAAGATGTTTCTGAAATTATAAGTCAAGTTGCGATAGAATCGAGACGGAATGTTATAACCACCGCAGAAGAAGTTGAAAAGTTATTTACAATTCAAAAAGTTTTAGGATTAGGTGCAGATGTTTTATCTAAGAGTTTCTTAGATGTCGGTATGAGTATAGAATCAATACCAGATGCTCTTAAAGACTCCATGAATTATGTTCAAAGTATTGGTGGTAATGCTAAAACAGTTATCGGTGATGTCCAAAAAAATATGGAACAAATGAACCGATATCAGTTTGAAGGAGGGGTTCAAGGTTTAACAAAAATGGCAGCAAGGGCCTCAATGTTGAGGTTCGAAATGAAAGAAACCTTTGCATTGGCAGAAAAAGTTTTAGACCCCGAGGGAGCAATAGAAGTCGCAGGGGCATTCCAAAGATTGGGAGTTGCCGCTGGTAACTTAGTTGACCCATTCCAATTAATGAATATGTCAATTAATGACCCTTCAGGATTACAAGACAGTTTAGCGGACATTGCGAAACAGTTTACTGAATTCGACGCTGAGACCAAAACTTTCAAAATTAATCCTCAAGGGGTTTTAACATTAAGAGAAATGGAAAAAGCTGCGGGGTTATCTGCAGGATCATTGTCTAAAATGGGATTAGCAGCCTCAGAACTTGATAAAAGATTATCCGCGGTAGATGCTGCGGGTCTTACAATTGCAAGTGAGGAGGACAAACAATATTTGGCAAATATTGCTAAATTGGATAGTAAGACCGGGACATATAAAGTAACATTAGAAGATGGAACACAACAAGAACTTGCGGATTTAACTCAACCTCAATTTGATAGATTAATAGAGTTTCAAAAGAACCAACCAGCAACTCTTGAAGAGACTGCTAAAGCATCGTTAAGGTTAGATGAAATTATGAATTATAATGTGGCAGCAATTAAATCTGCGATTGTTGGTGGTACTTTAACCGCTCCCACAATGCAAGATATGAATGAGTCAATTCGAAACATTACACAAAAATTATATGAAAAAGTAGGAGAAGAATTCACAACTAAAGGAATGAGAGATAACGTTCAAGGTGTGTTTGAAAATGCTCGTGAGGATATAAAAAATATAATTAGTTCAGGTAATTTTACTCCAGAAGCCATATTCGGTGAATTAATGAAAGGTTCGGGTGCTAACATCGCATCTTTAGGTGTGGAGGCATATGAAAAAATTAAAGAAATATCTGTAGATATGTCAAAAGAGTTATTGGCAGAATTTGAAAATTTCGGACGTGGATTCAAACCAAGCTCACCAACAACTACAACCACTTCAGCAACTGGTATCCCAACTTCAACAGATACCACATCATATGGAAATATTTCAGTGCTCGGTCAGACAGGTGTGAATCCAAACTTTAGCCAAGGGTCTGCTCCAGGCTCACCACAAAAACCCATCGAAGTTGATGGAGATATAAAAGTAGATGTTCAGTTCCAAAATTTACCAACTAATTTGACATCTGAACAAATGGCGGAAGTAATTAAGGC